AACTCCAATTTGGTTTATGGATAACAACTCGTTCTTCTGGAGAAAAAATAAAATGTGCAAGACGGCATTTTTATCCGGAGAACTTTTAAAAAAACTCTGCTCATGGCGTGATGACCCTCGCAAGTTTCTCTACGAGAAACCAAAAAAAGACAAGCAGTGCATTATTAAATCAGTAACCAGACAACTCAAGAAACTTATCAAAACCGTCAAACCCATATCAGAACAAACCAAAAACTTCTTCAAACTCGCAGGAGCCTTTAAGCACCTAAAAACACAACAAAAATATGCAAATTGAAAATAAAAACCAAAAAATAACTGAATTCGTTGCCCTCATCACCCAAGGCATCGAGTGTTGGAATAAAGCCGGGGAAATCGTCGTTCAACTTCTTGATGAACAGGGACTCACCATTTCCGATATCGCGCAAACTTCAGAGTTTCTGACCGAGGACATTGTGACCCGTTTTGAGCAACTGGGACGCAAACAACTTCTTCCTCGTTTGCTGGTCGCTGACTACCCGGCGGCAAAGCATCTTGTGCGGCTCCCATATAGCGAGCAAAAGCGGGCCGTGGAAAACTCGCTTGATCTACTTGTTTGCGAAGGCAAAGAAGCAAACATTCTGAAAGTCGGCGTGGAAAACCTGACCCCAACACAATGTAGGCAGGTCTTTGATGGCGACCAAGTTCGCTCCATTGGAGCGCAGCGGGCATGGATCGAGGATAGGCGAAGCATCGAAGAAATTCGCAAAACCTTAGAGCAGCCAGAATCGATTTACCAAGTGCGCGGGAAAAAGATTGTGATTCGCAGACCTTGCGAACTCACCGCAGGCCAACTCGCCGCAATGATTTCTGAAATAGAGGCAAAATAACAAACATTTGACTGATACCAATCTCCCGAACAACAACAACCAAACAACCACATGACAACACACGAACTCGCAGACAAACAAGAACGCTATGTATCCGCACCCGGCAAATACATCGCGAAAGTCAAAGCCCCCGGCAACGGATGGCTGGGAACCAGCAAGACCGGCACGGATTTCATCCGCATCCCGCTCCTCATCGATGATCCAGCAAGCGACCAGCACGGACGGGAAATTGTCTGGCAGGGCTGGCTGACCGAGAAGGCAACCAAGCGGACCTGTGAAACGCTCGACGAGGCATTTGGCCGCGAGTGGGACATCCCATCGCTGGACGCTGGCAACTCGCCATTCACCGGCCAGAAGTGCCGGATCACCGTCGAGGCCGAGGAGGGAGAGGACGGCAAGGTGCGTCTGAAGGTGCGATGGCTCAACCCGGCCTCGTCCTCGCAGCCGCTGCCGGCTGACCGGCTCACGACCCTCAACGAGCGCATCCTCGCAGCACGCGCCGCCACCCCGACCGATGACGAAATATCGTTCTAACCAACGCAAAATCGCCCAAGGGGCCGCAGGCACAGAGACCTGCGGCTCCGACCGGGAGGACCGCTGGTGGCTCCTGCTCTCCCGCCAGATTGGCGAAGCCTGCGACCGATTTTGGCAGGCAACCCCGGAGCGGCAGGAAATCGAGGCGAAACGCAAAAACATCACAAAACTATTTTGAACACATCAGAAACTGACACGCTCTATGAGCGCCTTCTGACAGAGAACCCCGGCAATCTCATTTATTTAGAGGAGATGCTAGAGCTGGCCCGAAAACTAGAGCAAGAGCGCGACGAGGCGCGGGAGGCATTTGTCATTGCAACGGACCAAATGGTTATCGCTCAGGGCAAGGTGCGCGAAGCAAATAAAGAACGGGACGAGGCGCGGGAGATTTCAAAAGCGGCCAGCAAAGGCATCAACAAAACGGTTCGCCTTAACCAATTTCTGCTCTCCGAACTCATCGCCGTTCGCAAGGAGCGAGACGAACTAAAGGAGATCGCCTCCGAATTCGCGATGACTGCCAGTCACTGCCTCGGCTGGCACGAAAACAAAAACCCCAATCAAATCACCTCCGCTCTCAGGCGCTGGCTCAAAATATCAACTAATGAACTGGACGCATGAACAACTCAGTCAACTCGGCTACATTGAAAAACCAGACGGATCATTCGCACGAACTGAATCTGTGGCTCCCGGAATTCCTCACCCCAAGCCTCAACCGAGTCCTCGGCAAACATTGGACTACTCTGTCCAAGGAGAAGCAACGGACGAGCCAGCATTTGGACTCCGCATTACTCGCATCGCCTGCCAGCCACTCGATGCTGATAACTTTGCTGGCGGCTGCAAATTCCTCATCGATGCCATCCGCCGACGAGGACTCATTCCGGACGACGATCCGGCGTCAGTTGAAATCTCATTCCGTCAAATTAAGGCCCAACACAAAAACCAAGAAGGCATGTCCATCAGAATCACCTTCAGACGAACAACCACAGGGGGAGTATGAGGGGGAGAAACCGAAACCTTGTCAAGGTCAATTTTGACTGATACCATCAAGCTAATGAAACTGAACCCGAAACAAGAGGCGTTCTGCCAAGCCTACGCGAGCGGCATGTCGATCACGCAAGCCTATGTCCGCGCCGGATACTCTGAAAAGGGAGCCGGACAGGGAGGCGAGCGATTGTTGAAAAATGTTGAAATCAGCAAGAGAGTGGACGAACTCCGCGCCAAAGCGGTGGCCAAGATGACCTACAAGCGCGAGACCTACATCGAAACGCTTCGCGAGCGGTTCATGGAGATGCCGCCGGAATCTGCCACCTGCGCGAAGTATGGCGAGATGCTCGCGAAGGCAATGGGTTGGAATGAGCCGGAGAAAGTGGACCTCTACGGGCAGTTCGACATCAATGTAAAAATCGGTGGCGCTTAACATCGACATCGTCCCGCGCCCGCAGTTGGCAGGCTACCTCACGCGCAGCCAACGCTGGGCGGTGATGGTCCTGCACCGCCGTGCCGGGAAATCATTCGTCTGCATCCAAGACCTCATCGCAAAGGTTTTCACGCACAATCGCAGCGGACCACCGCTCCGCTACGCCTATCTCGCTCCGACCCGCGAGCAGGCGAAAGACATCGCGTGGAAGTATCTCGTCCAATTCACCTCTCAAATCCCCGGCGTGGTGGTGAACAAGGCGGATTTGCAGATCACATTTCACAACCAGGCTACGATCCGGCTCTACTCCGGCGAAGCCTATGAGCGCCTGAGAGGCATCTACCTCGATGGCGTGGTGATGGACGAAGCCGCCGACCTCGACCCGGCAGCGTGGGACAATGTTATCCGGCCAACGCTCACCGACTACATGGGCTGGGCGACATGGGTTGGCACGCCGAAGGGCAGGAATTCATTCTGGAGGCAGTGGAACCGGGCGTGCGCGGACAGTGACTGGTTCACGCTCATGCTCAAGGCGAGCGAAAGCCACATCATTCCCGAGGAGGAACTCACCGACATCCGGCGAGGCACGACCGAGAACGCCTACGCGCAGGAATACGAATGCAGCTTCAACATCGGTCGCCCCGGCGCGATCTATGTTCGCAGCCTCGAAAAGGCCCGCGCTGAGAAGCGGATCAGCAACGACATCCTGTGGTTCAAAGAACTCCCCACCTACACCTCATGGGATGTGGGTGCGCCATTAAATCAAAAGGTGTGGATTTGGCAGATGGTCGGCGACCGCATCAACTATCTGGAGGCGCTCTCCGGCTCCGACGAGTGCAGGACGCCTGCGGACTGGGCGGCGAGGCTCAAGGACAAGCAGTATGGCTACGGTGGACACTTCATCCCGCACGATGCCGCAGCGGAAGTGGGAGGACTCTGGCAAGAGGCACTGGGCCGCAGCGGGCTGACCGGCGTGATTCCCGTCCCTCGGCAGATTTCGGTATGGGATGGCATCAATCTTGCGAACGATGCATTCACCCGCATTCATGTCAACGAGGCCGGATGCGCGGATGGCATCGAGGCGCTTGACGCCTACCACAGCAAAGAGGAACGCGATGGTGTGACCATCAAGGATGTGCCGGTCCACGATTGGTCCTCGCACTACTCCGATGCGTTCAGCCTCTCTCACCAGGCTATCAAGCGCGGGATGGTCATCGACCGCTCCGCGATTCCGCGCAAGGCCGAGCGACATGAAGCAACCAGAGTGATGGCAGGATTCCGAGGAGGAGGATTCGGAAAGGTGCGGCGGTGAAAACCCATGGGTTAGCCATGGGTTAGCCACGGGTATCCCATCGGTAACCCAAGCGAAACCCATCAAGAACCGATAAGAGAAGATAAGATAAGAATAGAAAATGAAACGCGAACTGGAACTCCAAATCCTCGACCTCTACCGGCGCTACCCGCAGCCGCGATCCTGGGGCGAGGAGGTCGAACTCACCGCATGGAATGGCGTCGTCATCAACACTCACGACTTCTTCATGCTCGCCCGCCCGGTGGACATTCACGACCCCGACGAAGGTTGGCGCGATGCCGCGCACGCATACCACAGGTCGTGCCAGAACTGCTGGCTGATCACAATATATTGTGGTATCAGTCAAAATAATCCTTGCAAGTTTGCCCCATATACACTTCCTTACATCGCATGGAGTCGGCGAGACCGCCCGCTCCGGATTTACGAAACCTCGAAACTCCTACCGCGATGCGACTCACTGACCACTCCGAAAACCCAATCCTGTCACCCTGTTTAGCATGGTTCGGAGGAGGCGGGAAGAAAGGGCCAAGCAAGCAGGAAACGCAAGCTGCCAAAGCCGAGCAGGCTGCAATGCAGATGGCCACACAGAAGCAGGCCAGAGACCAGCAAGCCACCCAGAAGCAGGCACAGGACCAAGCTGCCGCACAAGCTGCCGCACAGCAGCAGCAGGTCAGCATCATGGAGCAACAACGCAAGGACGCTCTCGCCGCGCAGAATGCTCAGATCGAGGAGATGAAGCGCCAAGCCGAGGCCAACAAACCCGCGCCCGCCGCACAGGTTGACCCCGGCAACCCGCAGGCCGACATGGCGGCAGAAGTGGCCAAGCGCAAGGGACTCCGCAAGTCGATCCTCGCCGGGGAATCCGGACAAGCGCCCATGACGACAGGCTACTCGACTCTCGGTTGACGTTGTTTTGACTGATACCAAATGACTGGAAAGAATCCCGAACTCGCCGACAAGGTTCTCCAGCGCCATGCGGAGATGGTCCACCAGCGGGCGACATGGGAGTCGCTCTGGGAGGACATCGCGAAGTATGTGATGCCTCGTAAGGCGTCGATGTTCACGCACACGACCTCGCCCACCACAGACGACGAGGCGCAACTCTTCGACGCCACCGCCGTCCGGGCGAATCTCGTTCTGGCCAATGGTCAACTCAGTTGGATGACCCCGCTCGAAAGCCGCTGGTTTTCGCTGGAGCCACCGAAGGAGATGGAGAGCGAGGACGAGGTCGAACAATGGTTCAAGCGTTGCACCGAGGTCATGCAG